TCAGCAAGCACCCAAGGTCTGTTAATGCCAAAACTTAGATATCGCTTTAGAGTGATGTTTGAGAATTTGGGAGTTTCAACACCAACAACAGAATTAACCAAGCAGGTAGTGAGCTTTGCTCGACCTAACTTGACGTTTGAAGCAATTACGTTACCAATTTATAACTCAACATTGAAGTTGGCCGGTCGACATAGCTGGGCAGACGTTGCTGTTGAGATCCGTGATGATGCATCAGGTAATGTGTCTAAACTGATTGGCGAACAAATCCAGAAACAAATGGACTTCTTAGAAATGAGTTCGGCCGCATCTGGTATTGACTACAAGTTCTTGACCAAGTTAGAAATGCTTGACGGTGGCAACGGTGCCAACGAGCCGGTAGTACTCGAGTCATGGGAACTGTATGGTTGCTACATCGTGAGTGCTGACTATGGTCCAATGAACTATGGTACCAACGAAGCAGTAGCAATCACCATGAACATCTCTTATGACAACGCCAACCAAGGCAATCAAGGTGGTGGCGGTATTGGTGCTGTTATTGGACGTACTGTAAACGATGTTGTTACTGGTATTGGCACAGGACCCTAAGGTCTAAACAATGTCTAGCTTCGGCCAAGACTTTCTCAAAGGGTTTACTGCGACAAATAGCTTGCGTGATTACACTCACGCAAGCAAAACTTTTCGCACTAATGCCTACGAACTCAAACCCAGATTTAAATTTTTATTCCACGTTCAGTTTACATTGAATGTGGAAGAAATACAAGCACTAAAAAATTCTAAAGTATTTGGTCCAACACAAATTTCAACATTGAGCTTGGCAGTAAAAACTGTTGACTTGCCCAAATACAATATTGATGTTGCTACATTAAATCAATACAATCGCAAACGTCTTGTTCAAACTAAAATTAACTACGAACCTGTAAACATCACATTCCACGATGATGGTGGTGATAACATTCGTGAAATGTGGTATCAGTATTATTCATACTACTATAAAGATCCAGCACAACAATACATCAGTAATGCACCCACTTCCTATGGAACAGTCGGTAATGTACAAAATAAACAAAATGGATTTAGTTATAACAATCGAGACATTTATTCACAAAATCGTGTAGGCAGTGTTAACGATTGGGGATTTATTGGTGAAAACTTCATGGATGGTACTAGTTCCGCTAGTGGTAAACCTCCCTTCTTCAAAGACATACAAATCATTGGATTTGATCAACACAAGTATGCTAGATACATTTTGATCAATCCGCTGATTACTGCATGGAACCATGACACCTATGATTATTCGCAAGGTAACGGCACCATGCAACATACCATGACCATACGTTATGAAACTGTAAAATATCTCAATGGCGGCCTTGGTAAACCAGACAAAAATATATCATGGCCGGATACAGCTCATTATGATGAAATTCCAAGCCCATTGGCTCGTGCAGGATCTACTGCAAGCATTTTTGGGCAAGGTGGTTTGCTGAGTACTGGAGAAGGTATCATGGCAGATTTGGAATCTGGATCAGTGGCAGGACTCATTGGCGCTGCACAAAAAGCCGGTGCCGCGTACAATACGCTTAAAGGTAAGAATTTGAGATCAATTGTTCAAAGTGAAGCAACGTCGTTGGGCAAACAAACTATTGGCCAATTTGGACCAAACGCCACCAGATCAGTGATAAACAAAGCTGACGGTTGGGTGTTTCCAACTGCTGCAAGAAATCAACAGACTAACACACCAACATGACAACCGGTTCAGTTAACTATACCAATACCAATCTTGATCAAACTGTAAGAGTCTTTGACAGATTCTATCAGTATGAAGCCAATGTGCCTGCGGCTGAGTATGACATTGTGTTGAGTTTTTTCAAACAACAAATGGGTGATGCTAGAGTGGCAGGCAACTTCACAGTGAGTTTGTTTCAGGTAGCAGATCAAACAGGCATTCCTGCACTTACTCTATTAGATAGCTTTCAAGGCAACAATATAATGACCATAAATCTCAACATGGCCTACTATCTAAACAATATTCGTAGCAGAGCCACATTGCTGGGTGTGAATGCACAACCAGTGCCCAACTACTATGCTGCCAGAACAGTGTTACAATGAGCAAGTGGGCACAAGGCGTTTATCAAGTTATTAACACTAAAAAATATGTGGGCCAAGGCATGCCTAGATACAGATCGGGTTGGGAACACTCATTCATGCGTTTTTGTGATACCAATGACAATATCATGCAATGGGCCAGTGAAAGCATCCGCATACCTTACTTGCACCCATTAACTGGCAAAATGACTACCTATGTGCCAGACTTTTTGATCACTTACAAAACTCGTGATAACACACTGCGAGCAGAGCTGATTGAGATCAAACCCAAAGGCCAAAGCGCCATTACAGAAGGCCAAAAACCCAGAGACCGTGCTGTGGTAGCTGTAAACTATGCCAAATGGGACGCTGCTACCAAATGGTGCAGAAATCAAGGCCTGACTTTTAGAGTGATCACAGAAGACGATATGTTTAAGAACGGTAAAGCATAGCCACTAAATATGGCATGACCCGTAAACTTGAAGAATTATTCGACCTTCCGCCCACTTCAAAAGAAGTAGATACATCTGTTCCCTCTATTCCAGACAACAGAGAAAAACTTGCAGTAATCAATGACGCAATAGATAAAATTGATGCAGCGTTACCCATGGTGAAAGGGTTAGAAGCCACTGATATGGAAATGGATGATTTGGCTAAAAAAGCAACCGATAGCTATGATGAGTTGATGTCATTGGGCATGCAAGTGGATTCAAGATTTGCAGCAGAAATATTTTCAGTGGCCAGCAACATGCTGGGCCATGCAATTACAGCCAAAACAGCCAAGCTGGACAAAAAACTTAAGATGATCGATTTGCAGATGAAAAAGATGCGATTGGATCAACAACAAGCAGACAAAGACCCTGAAGGCACAGCCGCACAGCAAGCTCAAGGCCATGTGCTCAGCCGCAATGAATTGCTGGAAAGAATTCTTGGTAAGAATCAAAACGCTGAAAAAGAATAAATATATCACAGGAACCTGACATGAAACCATTTGCCAAATATCTAGCAGAAAGCGAACGCACATACGATTATCGTATCAAAATGTGTGGTCGCATTCCAGACGATCTTGTGCGTCAACTCAAGTCCAAACTGGATCAATTTGATCCAGCCAAGCTAGGCGACGTCAAGACCACTCCCATTCAAAAGATCCTCACAGACTTTCCCAACAATCAGAATGACGCTGTGACAATGTTTGATGTGAGTTTTAAGTATCCTGCTATTGAGCCGCAGATTAAACAGTTGTTTCAAATGCTTGGTGGCGATCCCAATCTTATTGTGATGCAAACACAGCCATATGTAGATGGATTGGTTGACGAAACAGATAAAATTGAATCTGAAAATAAAGACCTACTGGCTAACACAGATTATCCAGCACCCGATGCTGAACAACGAGCACTCAAGAAAGACTACTCAGCTGGTCCGTACGATCATGCTGTGTTGAAGAATGCTTACCGCAGTGATTTCACAGTGGCTGGTGGTAAGACTCCACCTGCCAAGACCACCAATCAACTTCCCCAGGGCAACAAAAGCCCTATGACCAATATCAAGCGTCAACCCAAGCCTGCAACCGGCGCCAACCCAAGAGGATAATCAAAATGACATTTTTTTACGACTTAAACAAAAAGCTAGATAGTATTCGCGAAAAGCCTGAGACCACTCACAAACAATTGAACGAAGGTGCTGTTACTGAATTATCAGATAAAAAATTGGCTGCATATCAAGCCAAGGCAGATAAACAAATTGCCAGTGGTCAAAATGTAGGAAAGAGAACAGCCGGGCTTCTTCGCACATCCCATTCTGCTCGCAGAAACAAAGGTTTAGATCCTTACGCTGACACAGCAAATTTAAAAAATTATCCGCTAGGTGAAGAAGGTATGAGCCGTGCTGCCAAGGGCTATGAAAAGTACGGCAAAAAAGGCATGGAAGCCCTGGCCAAAGCCGGACGTGACGGCAAAGCATTAGACCCAGTTCGTAAAAAGTACGACAAGTATGACAATACAGTTGAAGAAAGTCTTAAAGACAAAGCCAAGTTGGTAGGTCATTTGGCCAAAGATATGGCAAGAAAAGGTCTTGAGAAATTGGGACACGGCGACGACGAAGCCATGCGCAAAGACTTGCAAAAGAAAATGGGCATGCCACAAACAGGCAAAAAGCCAGGTGCCACAGAAGACTACGGTCCAATGGAAGCTGGTGCTCCGATGACCGGCAAACAAAAGTCATTTGCTAAATTAGCTCCTCCTACAGACAAAATTACTTTTGCTGACAAGATTGCTGGCGCTAAAAAAGAAGTTGACGAACGCATTGGCGATGTGGCTGCTGAAGCTATTAAAAATGCATTGAGCCCCAAGCAAAAGAAAATTGACATGAACAAAAACGGCAAACTAGATGCCAACGACTTTGCCATGTTGCGTAAAGGTGGCAATAAACAAGTGGCCGACGAAGATAGTACTGACAATGCATTCACAGCACACAAGCGTCCTCGTGTTGATGCTCCTAAAGTTGGTACAGTTGATCGTGGTCACAAACATGATATTGAGCACACAGCTACAGGTCGCAAAGTAACTCGCAGAGTAGATGACCAAGGGCATTCAGTAGGCGCCGATGATGCAGCTGATACTGAACCACAAAAACGTGGTCGTGGTAGACCAGCAGGCACAGGCAGCAAGATGGGCGCTAAAGGACCATCGGGCCGTTCAAAGCTGATGACCAAAGAAAACGATTTTGACCCGGCAGAAAAAGGTGAATACGATCAAGAAGGCGACATGGCCAAAGATGACATCAAGACTATTGTGCGTCATGCACAGGCCTTGGAAAAAATCCTAGGCGACAACGACAACTTGCCAGAATGGGTGCAAGCCAAGTTGGCCAAGATCGAAGGCATGATGACTGCTGTGGACGACTACATGCAGAATCAAGAAGGTGGCGAAGAAGAAATGGCCGTAGGCGAAGAGTCTACAAACAAGCGCGACAACCGTGCTGAACGAGCCGGTAAGAAAGTTACTAAAGACATTGAGTACGACGAGAAGAAAAAAGATGGTATCCACGGTAAAAAGCGTGGCTCAGAAGATGCCAAAGCCGAAAAAGCTGGTAAGAAAGTTGCCAAGGACATCGAGTACGACGAAAAGAAAGACAAGAAAGAAGACAAGCCTAAGAAAGTCAAAGAGCAAGGCGGCACTGATACTCCTACTGCATCAAGTGGCTTTAGCTTTGGGCAAGGCATTTACGATTCAATGAATCGTGAACTGGAAAAGATGATTGCTGAATCAATGAGCGTGAACATGAGCGACTCGACTGAAGGCGGCAAGAGTTTGACTATCACTGCCACGGACGAAGATGCACTCAAACTAGCT